CTCCCTACGTAGGATTAACCTACAAGCCCGCCGATTGTGGCGGGTACCCACCGGTGCTTCACCTTGAAGGCACCGAGCTTCACACTCGAAGCATAATCGTTTACGACTTTCGTACGTAAATGATCATTGCATCCAGGTGCACTAAATGCGGAAGTAAGGAGATACTTTAAAAGCATGCCATACTCACTGCATTCGTCCTTTTCCTTAACAGGTTTAAGAACGATGCGTTTTTGCGCATAAGACTGAGTATCGGCATTCCACCGAAGATCAGTCGTGTACATCCTTGAGTAGAAGACTAGGCCTTCGCCTGAATAAGGCGAACGCGGTATCTTCTTTCTCGCAGAGGTCTGGATCATATTGCGCAATAATTGGCAAGTCTTCCACAACCCTTTTTTATAGAGTTGATTGGAAGTTTCTACCAATGACTGAAACTGCGCAATTGTCGAGTGGTTCAACTTCTCTGGTAACTGGTGCCGGAGGTATACAGGTGTTACGTCGTAACCCTTGTAGTAATCTCCGCCACACGATTCACGGAAAAAGCCCTTATTAAAGGACTTATTCGCGTTTACTCGCAGGCCTAAGGCCTCCAGAGCAGTCTGAACAATTTCCCTACTGTACGATGGGACCAAGAGGTCATCACCATACACATCGATGACGCGCGAAAAGCGCTTAATCGAGGCAAAAGTAGGTGTTATACCAGAATGGTAATGGAGCGCACACTGTATTACAGTGTAGAACACCATAGCCTCAACGGGAAAGCATGTAGCTGATCCCATTGATGCAAATTTCGTCAAATTGACGATTTCACCATCTGGCAAACGAGCTCTGCTGGATCTGCTAGCTAGTAGATACGGCAACAACGGTGAGTCCCTAAAGATGTTCTTGACGAGGTTCAAATGAACCCGGTCAGATGCATCACTTAAGTCCATCGTTGCTCTCTTACGGTTAAGAGAGGAGCTCTGTGCGCCATTGCGATTAGCGTGCTGATCCCGGAATCTAATAGAGTCCGATGTCAACGCGTTTGTCTCTATCTTTTTGGTAAGATAGCGCATCAAACCTTGCTGCATGAACATCATGTGAATAGGTTCGACGGCAATGACGCGAGGAGTTTTCTTCGTCTTAGGAACAAGGACAACCCTCACGGGAAGTTCATCTTCTTCAGACAAGAAAACAATATTGTCCAAATTGGGGAACGCGCTGTACGAATGTATAGCGTGATCCGCAACGGGAAAATATTCCTCAGAACGTTGGTTCCAAGTAGTGATATCCCAGCGCGCATTTTTCGTTTTGCGCTCCGATGTTGCACCAGAACCATGATAGCACTTTAAACTTTGTGTGGCTAAATCTGAAAAGATGTTACCACACCAAAGCAAATTGCTCACACGACGGAGAACCGGATCTTCCGATTCTGTTATAACGTCGTAACGTTTAAGGTCCTCCTCAATGACTTTGTATTTTCGAATAGCCGCTTTGTTGCGGCTGTTCGAGCAGGGCTCTAAAGGCTTTTTCGCCCAAGAGCATATCTGCCTGATGCCGAAAATTGCATCAGAACATGCATCGTCTTTGAGACACCCATTTTCAGAGAATATCTTCATGAACAAACCCTTAAGAAATTTCGGGAGAGTTCCGCGTCTATCACACCCAAAACCGGGATGTGCATCACGCGTGATGAAGCCAACCTCAAGTGCTTGTTCCAAACAAGAACCTAAGGTTGGGAGAGTAATAGCTAAAAAGCTATCACCCTCTTTCTCTATCCGACTTAGCACCGTAGCTAAGTCTTTGCTCGAGGGTAGGTCGTGCTGTTGCAGGATTTCTCCTACTAGAGCCCGAAAGAGCATGGTCGGTCGTTTCATCTGTTTCCTCCTCAAAGAGAGAACAGAACCGTACGACTACTAAGCGCATTAGCGCTCCGAGGTAATGCACGAGGTGCTA